ATCGCTACATGTTGACCAGCGTTTTTAGCAACAACTCTAAGTGTGTCCGATTGAACTGTAAAAGTTTGTGAAGCACTTGTTTGATTCGTTGCAAAACTAAAACCAGCGCCTACAGGTTGATGTGCCATTTACTCTTCCTCTTCGGTTTCTTCAGCATTATCAAGTTCACCAACTGTTTCTGCATCTGGTTCTACATCTTCTTCAGATTCAAGTTCATAACCCAACATTGTATTTGCAACCGCAGGCTTGAGAGCATCCACTCTTGCAGCAGCCTTTTGCATTAATTGAGTTTTTATTGAATCACTAATTTCAGATGGAGATTCATCCGCAATCATCAAGTTCATTAATTCATCCATGAGATAAAAATCCTATACCTATGTTTTATTTATATCTCGCCACCTTTGGGAGATTCTGGAGCTTCTACACTATCTGCATCCACCTCAGTCTCATTCTGTGGTTTTCCAAGATTTCCACCTGACTGTGACATCTGAGACATCATCATTTCCTGTTCAGTTGGTAAGATGATTCCAGCTGCCTTCTCTGCCTCCATGATTTTATCTTGTTCATCAATTTCAGAATCAGTTTGACGTAAAATCTTACGACGAATGTAGTCAACAGAATAGTATTTTCCGATATAAGGGTCAGCAGTTTGAACAAGTCCTAGTCTTTCATTCATTAATTCTGCATCCTTAAGTTCAGCAAAGTGATTATCATATAAGAAATCATATTGAATATGATCACTCATACTTTCCCATTCTTCGGGAGTAATAATATTTTTTAAAATTAATTGTGTTTTAAGTATGTCATGGAAAAGATTACTGAATCTCTTTCTCATTCTTCCAACAAACTTAGTAAACTTAAGTTCATCTCTTAATATTTCTGATGATCGACCTAAACTAAATCCACTATTATCTGCCATACGAGACTCAGGAACATTTAAGGAACGATAAAGTTTCTTTTGGAAATACTCTACATCTGTAAGTTCTCCTAAGTTTTGTCCGCCAGGCAATGTAGATATTTCAGTTCCACGACCACCTTCTCTACGAGGAAGCCAGAAATCTTCCATCATCGACATATATTTCTTATCATCACGAATCTCACCAGTATTGGCATCGTAAGTTAATTTATTACGATAACGACTCATTACTTCACGAAGATATTGTTCTGCCTTTGCCTTTGGTAGATTACCAACATCAATATAAAATATTCTTCTTTCTGGAGCACGAGACATGCGATATATAACCAGTGAATCTTCAATCATTCTTAATTGATTCAATGATTTAATTGCCTTCTGTAGATAAGAAAGAACTGTATGTTTATTACGATCTACTAAACCAGATGTGCAATATGCAATGGCATCTCTTGCAAATTTAACTGCATCTTTCTGTTGTCCTGTAACAGCTACAGATCCATATTGATTTTTCTGATATGAGTTAGGAGTGTATATAAAATACTCTGTTAGGCCTGGAAATTCAGCATCAAGTGGATTATTATCTACGCCTGGTCGATTATTATTTGCATATTGTATTGCGTTTGCACCACCTTTTTTCTTTTGTTCTCTTACATATTTAATTTTAAGTGCATCAATATATCTAAGTTCTTTAATTCCTTCTTCTGGTTTCTCTAAATCTATGACTTTATGATAGTATATTCTTCCATCTACATACCAGTTACGAAATATTTCATGTGATTTCTTATCAAAGTCCAGCATCTCTTTAATATACTGAAACTCTCCACGAATAAGATCTTTAATCTGAGGCCCTACGTTTAAATTTTCAAGATCAATTTGAATCGGTGAATCATTTTGATCAGAAACTATTGCTTCACACAGAATATCTTCAATAGCACTATCACACTCTGGGTGTAATGCCATCTCACGATATCTACGAATGAGATCATATTCTGTTTTAAATACTCCCTCTACATCTAAATATTGACCATAGAATCCAGACGCCAAATAGTAGTCAGCACCGTCCTCATTATTTTTGGGGACTGGTGAGACTACTGTTTCTGACGGTTTCTTATATGAATCATCAATCGAGAAACCAAATAATTGTGCCATTGTATAACTTTTATACCTATAGTGGTATTTATATTATAACTCAAACTTTGATATTTATCAACTAGAAGCTACCTGTTGGGCCAGCTACTTCATAGAATAGGTAGTTGAATGTAACTTGAAACTCTTCAATCTGATCTGTCGCACCAAAATCAAGAGGAATAGAACTTACTGTATTAGGATAAATTCCTTGGAAGTTATATATTCTTAAAGTTTTTTCTGGATCGCCAGGTGCAGATCCTTCTCTACTTAGTTGTTTTACTTGAGCTGATCTCTGATAAACTTCTGGGTTTATTGTACCTTGAGCTGTTTGTAAATCATTAATTGAATTACTCCACTTCTCCATTGCATCTCTGATTATAAAATCAGTATCATTGATAATAGTCACTGTCCAAGGATCAAAGGTACGATCTCCAGCAACAGGGAGAACACGTCCTCTATATGGAACAGGAATATTACCTAAGTTTGATGCTGGGATTTCAGCAGCCTTCACAAGGAATGGAACTTTATCCGTTACTAGATTCAAATCGATTACTAACTCTTCTGGAAAAGCAATCTCAACTTCAAATAAATTAGCTCTTGCACCACCACCAGATAATCTGGATCGAAACTCTGTTATGTTTCTTTGGTTAAATGTTGCCATTTTTCTTTTTTAACTCCTTTTGTTATTTAGATGGACTTAATTAAACTCGACCAGCGACTTCAGAGAAGCTAACCCCTGTTCTTGTCGCAACGAATGTAAGACCGATGAAGTTAATAGAACGAGCTGGTTTGATAAAGATATCACATTTAAACTCATTCGCATCAATCACATCAGGTGTGTTGTTTGTTTCATCACAAATAACTAAGAAGTCAGTAATACCTCTCTTTGCTTGAACCCCACGAAGGAATGGTTCAACGATATTACGGAAGTTTGCTCTTGTGATCTCGTCATTGAACTCAAAGAGTTGAGTTCTTGCAGCAACTTCAATTCTTGCCTCTAAGTTCAAGAATAAACGACGAACGTTAATTCTATCGAAAGCAGATGCAATTGCAAGTCCTGTCTTATCACCAAATAGGAGGAATCCACCGCCAGGTGAGAATATCACTGGGTTGATTCTCTTCACATATAAAGTATCTCTCTGAACTTTATTAGGATTATATGCAAGTTTTACTGTGTTAAGTATATTTCCTCTTTGAGGCCCAGCGGGTGAGAACCAAGGGAACTGTTCCTCAGATGTTCTTGCCATCAATCCAGCAATATCACCATTTAATGGCATAAACTGGAACTTATTATTAAATCTATCGAATTGATACTTGTAACCAGAATCAAAGACTGCGAAAGATGATGATGTAATTGGATCATAGAACTGAACAACGTTAGTTGTTTGTGTCTTTGCACTCGTTACATTTACAACTGTCTCTCTATTTGGAGAGATAACTGCTAAACAATCTTTTCTCGCCTCTGCAATTGCAATCAATTTGTTTGCTTTTGCTTGTGATTCAGATTGACTACCTGTAATGCCAGGGCCTTGAAGTAAGAAGTTAACTGCATACTCTGCTTCATTTTCAAATACTTCGTAACCACCGATGATGTTTCCAAGTGATGTCGAATAACCACCCTCTGTGCTTACACCAGAGTAATCTTTACCACCTTGTAATTCATAAAGTTTATTACCTACAAAATTAAAGTCTACGTCCTGTGCATCCTGACTCCAAGTATTTTGAGATGTTGATGCTGGAGTAAACGCAGTTATGATACCAGATGCGATTGATCCATTTCCAGTTGCGATTCCAATAAAGATGTTATCAGATTGTTCTGAAACTTTATCTTTATAGTAAATTGCATCACCGAAAGAGTTCTTAGCATCATCTGCCTTTGATAAGAATGCAAACTTTTCAAGAATAGCACCTTGAGTTCCAGTAATTTTTCCAGAGTCATCAATGACTACAATATGAAGTTCATCATTAGAACCATTTCTTGCTGCAGAATATCCACTAGTGCCTGGTTTTTCAGCAATCTCAGACCACTTTAATGAACCATTCTTTAACTGAATGTACTGATTATCATACCAGTCATCTACTTGGAAGACTGTTGCACAAGTTGAAATACCAGCGTCAGGGTTTGCAATAGTTGAAGAACTACTTGAAAATAGAACGCCAGGGCCAGGTAATGTATTACTTGTCTTTGTTCCTGTTGTGAATGCGAAAATTCCATCCTCTGTATAACTTACTGGGAAAATTGTTCCAGCAGCAGATACACGATTTACAACTTTAACATCAACTGTACTTGCACCAATACCAGTAACAAGACCTTGAATATATCCATCTGCGGTTGATGTTGTGCCAGGGCCAACAATTGTTCCACTAATGGGTTGTGTAACACCCATACCAACACTGATGTTTGCCACTACATGAGGTGTAACATGAAGTTGCTGATCTGCAGCACCATCAATATATGCGACCTTCATTCCATTTGCATATGCGCCTGGATTTCTTGCGGCTAATCTATATGTAACAGCGTCTTCGTAATTATTTTGATAATCTTCAAAAGATTTAATTTTAAGACTTGAAGTTGATCCAATACCTGTTGGATGTGTTGAGGGCATACCTCCAACGTTTGCGTTGTTTAAGTTTGCACCATCTGCTCTAACGACTCTTAATATACCACCATACTGTAGATAGTTTGATGCAGTGTACCAATATTCGTATTGTCTATCGTTTGTTTTTGGTTTTCCAAAAAGATCGATCATATCTTGCTCGTTTTCAATAAGCAAAGG